CTCATCTTTGAGCGTATCTACGTCCGTATTATCATTTCTCTTCTTATTTTTCCTAATCCATCCTTTAACAGTAATTGTTGTTGCACTGTCCTTAGCATAGAGAAGTTTTTCACCCATCACTAAATCTTTTTTTTCATATTCTCGCTTTTTAGTGGGGCGAGATATTTCACTAATAGTCAGCCATTTATAGAAATCAATTCCTCTAAAAATCATCCTAGTCTCTGCGATTATGCTCGCCCCTTTCTTCTTTCGGATAACCGTTCGTTACGCGCATTTTCTTTGGCAACAGTTGGCGCAACTTTCTTACCAACTTTTTCTTTATCCATATAAATGTCGGACTCTTGATCTCGAATCTCGGCCAACAATTGATTATTAACATTAAGTAATCGAATCACTTCTTGTAGATCAATACTTGCTGAACTAGCAAAGTTACTTCGAATCGCTTGAGTATCAATACCAATCAAATCTGCGAGATTTAAGGTCATGTTTGAAGCCATGTTGCTCAATCCAGTCGTCGCAGATTGGATGATTCCTGAACCATTTTGAGCCATGTAATTCAGTGCTTGACCGATTAATTCCATAGCTCTGGCAGGTTTAGTAACAGGCAGAACTACTTCTGGTTTATTATTCTCTCCTGCTCGATAAACCTCATTCATTACCCAACCACCATCTTTGTATCCTTTGATACGACTTCCAGTTGGTCCCCATCCAGAACGTCCGTATGGTAAATCTCTACGCCAATTAGAATTATTGAAGAATGCCAATAATTGATCGTATCCACTAAAGATGTTTCCATGACCTCTCACTTTATAAGCATCAAAAGTTGATTGAATATATTGAAGCAATCCTTTAGCACCGCCAGAACCATTTGTACTATTCACATCAATAATCTGCTGACGTATCTTCTCGTTCCCAGATGATTCTCTTTGAATTTGTGCAAGGATTCCGTTTAGTTCAGAGGCAGAGATTCTTTGTCCCATTACTTTAGCGGCCCGCTTAATTTGTGCAGTCCAGTTACTTCCAGTAACTCCTGAACTTGTTTTCAAACCACCATCAACATCAGTTCCGGCTTTAAAAATATTTCCTGAACCCAATGCACCGTTTAAATGGATATGATCATAATGGTCGTTGTCTGGCCATGGTACCCACTGACTTGTTGCTGCTTGCCCTGAAATTCCCATCCGGTCACGAACTCTACCGTTAGTTATTACGTATGCAATCTGTTTAGGGAATTTCTCAAACGCCCAATTGGCCGCTTCCGTATATCTTGGACTACCGTAAGGGTAACCAGAAATATCGAGAGCTTGATGTTTTCCGTGCCAATAAGGATCACCAGGACGATATCCAGAAGTTATTGTTAATCCTCCAAATTTAGACATGACTTTTTGAGCGATATCTACTAAGTATTGATAAACATTATTCGCATTCATTGCACCGTCAAAACTTCCGCCCCCAAATGCGTCTTCGACATGCTTTTGTGCAAATGGATATGCTGCGCTAGTCATCAACTTAACGCCTGCTTTTGTCATGTTTCTCCAAGGTTCGACGATACTGTTATAATCTACACGTTGATCAACAAGTTTTTTGAAGGCTCCTTCGTCATCAATGATGTCGAAAATATCGAACTCTCCAATTCCGTCTTCATATTTCGGAATCATACTTCCAAGATTATTCTGAGCTTTTAGCACTCGCTCAGTCATCGTTGCATTGAGCACCTTCGCACCCTTTTTAAGCCAAACAAGAGCATTTCTACCCTTAGCGATAAAGGTAGATCCGTCTGGTTCTTGGATGATTTCCTGATATTTAGAACCTTTTTGATCATTTACTATTGCTGGACCATCAGATGGATGACCTTCACTTCCTTTGGCATATTGTGGTACTGTCCAGTTACCTAATTTCTTGTCGGACTCTACTTCCTTAAGAACGTAGTTAACCCCACCAATTACACCATTGACACCTTTTCCGATTCCGCCAACCATTTTGTTAGCAACACCATTCATCGTAGCTGACAAGGATCCGCCCATTGAGTTGATGCCATCGATCAGCGTTTGCATCAAAAAACGTCCAGCGCTATTAAAGCCGCTCGACTTCGACCGAAGATTATTAATAGAATCATTTCCAAGCTGATTCACTCGTGCGATAAATGAGCCGTAAAGTGCGTTCCAACCGTTTAGTAGGTTTTGAAGCCATGTACGTCCGGTTTGGTACATCGCGCTATAGAAACTACGCAACAAACTTACCACTTGATTACAAAAGTTCCGAACAGTGTTGATAAACGTCGAGACAAGACTATTCCAACCGTTCAGTTTGTTCTGCATCCACGCACGACCCATTTGGTAGTTCGGATTGTTCTGGTTCTTAATCAGTGTCGTGTACTGGTTGATAAACGTTTTAACTGTCGTCATCATAGTTGGTACTACTGAATTCCAACCAGTCATGAAATTAGTCAGCCATTCAGCCCCCTGAAGAACCATAGAAGGACTAATCGAACTGAACTGTCCAAGGATTCCATTAGCTGCTGATAGAGCGGTTTGAATAAGCTGAGGCGTTGAATCAGCCATCCCTTGGTTACCTGCTTGTGACGCTTGTTGTGCTGATAACTGCATCTGGTTTGCGTCAGGCATCCCGTAGCTTTCAGTCACAATCATGTTACTAGAAAGTCCGACAGGTTCAGCATCTTGTACAGCCTTTGTCATCAAATCAGTCACTGCGTCCATAGCTTGCTGAATCTTAGGCTTTCCTTTGTCAATACCTACTGCAATCCCAGCCGGTACCCATTGCGCATCAGCCATCATCACACGTGATGGAGATTTGATTTTCAATTTATCTTTGAACCACTTGCTGACATTTCCTGCTACATCTGTAACAGATTTCTTAAGCGAGTCTACTGCCCCAGTTATTCCTTTTCCAATACCAGAAATGATATCTTTACCAATCTTACCCCATTTGATATCTCCAAATGCTTTAAATATTGCGCTAAAGACCTGCGGTAGCATTTTTATCAATGTTCCGATCGTATCTATGATCCCTTTGCCGATTGCTAGTAGAATTTTTACTCCGGCTGCGATAATTGTTGGTAGGTTTTGGATCAGAACAGCTGCAATTGTAATGATCAATTTGATCGCAGTTTCAATCAATTTCGGTAGAATGCTGATTACACCCTGGATCAACGCTCCCAGTATTTTTACGCCAGCTTCAATGATCTTAGGTAAGCTTTGAATCAGAGTAGTAACGATTGAAAGTATTAGTTTGTTCGCCGCTTCAACTAATTTCGGCAACAACATAACGATCCCGCTCACTAAAGCAAGTAAGATATTCATACCGGATTCAATGATTTTGGGTAAATAAGTAATGATCAAAGATAAAATCATTTCGACTACTGAAATCACTGCGTTGATTAAATTAGGCAGCATCTGAATGATACCTGTAATGATTGAGGTCAAAATGGAAATTCCAGATTCAATCAATTGAGGCAACACTGATAGTAGTGTCTCGATAATCGTCGTTGAAATAGTGAGTGCGATAGTTACAGCTGTTTGTGCTAACGGAACGATTGTCTGCAAGATTCCTTGAATGATTCCACTCAAGATACTGATTCCTACTTCAATCATTTTTGGTAGTATTGCAGTAAACGAAGTCACTAGATTCAAGACGACTTCTGATACTTTTTCTAGTAATTGAGGAACCGTGGTTCCCATACCCTCAGCAAGTTTAGAAATTAGATTGCTACCAGTAATGATTAGTCCTGGTATACCACCAATTAAAATAGCAATGATCTTCGGTAATATTGATTTGAAGATATTAATGAGAGGCTCGAAATTCCCGATAAACGCTTTGTCGATCGCCTCTTTGAGTTGAGCGAATTTTTCTTTTGCTCCATCAACAAAGTTGCGAATACCTTCTCCTAATCGATAAATCACTTCTAATTGGTTGTCACTAAATGAATCACCAAATAGATTCGTCAGACCTTCAAGGCTGGTAATATTTCCTGAAATAATGAACTTCAATCCTAAAAAAGCACGCCGAATTTGCTGAACGATTTCATAGAATTTTTCGAATCGTTGAATTGTTGCATCACTGAACATACTTGTATTGATAGCTTCAGAGAACGAATGGAAATCAGTATCTCCAGTCAGAACATCTTTAACGATCTTTATACCGTTTTTCAGTTTTTCAAGACTCTCATGAAGTGCGATAATCCGATTAATAATTGCATTCACTGTGTCTTGTGGCAGAAAATCAGATAGTGCTAATTTCAAATCTTCAAACTGTTTCCGATCACCGCCATGTAGAATTTGATCCAAACTTGATCGGATAATATTCGATGCAACCTGAACTCTTTCATTCGCATCTTTCTTGAACCGTTCAAATGTTTCATGGAGAATAGTCAGACGTTCTACGATCTTGTTAGTGGTTTCTTGAGGAAACAGTTCATTTAAAGTCTGTTTTAGTTCTTCAGTCTTTCTTCTATCGCCACCAACGAAGATTAAGTCAAAACTACTCTTGATGGCTTGAGCCGCCAGTTCAAACTTTTCACTAGCTTTCTCTTTAAATTCTTCGAAAGCTTTGTGTAGAGCTGTTAAGCGGTCAATAATAATGTTGACTGTTTGCTGCGGTAGTAATTGACTAAGATTCTGACGTAACTCTTCTGTTTTCTTGCGGTCACCGCCAACAAAAATAAGACGCAATGCTCCATGAATTGCATTTCCCGCAATGACAAATGTTTCTCCAAACTTCTTAACAAAGTTAATCAACGGAGCGACTAATTGCCGGAATCTCTCAGAACGTTTGTATAAATCGGTAATAGCAATTGCTAAACCTATTACTGCAGCTGCAACAATCGCAAACGGACTGATTTGTAATACTGTGATGAATCCCAAGAATATAGATTTCAGTTTACTGAATAGGTTGATCACTAGAATAAGCGATCCAAAGGATAATAAAGCTGTAACAAGACCTTTTACAATTGATATCAGTGGATTCGCAGATTTGCTAATTCCTTCTAGAGATTTTGCTATTGAATTCAGAACCCCTTGAACCTTTTCTGCTCCTATTGTGTTATCTCGAAATGCTTTAATTGATGCTGTTGCTGATCCCAATGCATCAACCGCAACTTTTTTAAAAGGTTCTAACCCTTTGACAATAGTTGTAGTGATAGCCGTTCTAAAGTTGGCCATTGAACCTGATAAAGTATCACCAGCAGTTTTGGCTAGTCCCGCCATCTTAGCAGTAGTTCCAGCAACGCCTGTCGTTCCTTCCTCAATACCTCTTCGAAGATCCTCAATGGCTTCGCCGGCTTGAAGGGTTCCATCGGAAACGGCTTCTTTCATATCTGTCACGGATTTTTGACTAGCATTCGCTAAAATTTGCCATGCTGGAATGCCGGCATCTACTAATCTATTAATATCATCAGCATAGACAACGCCAGCTGATTGCATGCCTGCGATTGCATCGGTTATTTGATCAATGGATTCTGCTCCATTTCCGACCCCATACGCTGCATCCGCTATCGCCTGAAAGACTTCCTTAACCTTCGTGCCTTCCATTCCGGCCGCAACCATTTTCTTTGCGCCCATGGCGACATCATTTAGAGCGATAGGAGTTCCTTCAATGGCAGCTGCTAGGTCGTCCATTACTTGCTTAGCAATACTTGCGCTTCCTGTTAATACAGTTAGTGATTTAGTGGCAGTATCAATAGTGTCAATACGATCAATTGCTCGCCCGATTGAATCACTCAGAACACTAAAAGCTTTAGAAACGATTGCAATTGAAGCTATTGATGATGCTAAGTCTTCGATGGATCCCTTAGCATCTTTAGATGGTTCGTTAACTCCAGACTTGATTTGGTTTTTTATGTTCGGGAAAATCGCCTTTGCTCTATCCAATACAGACTTGAACCCATTGGAAAGACTATTCTTAACAGAATTTGCCGTTCCTGAAGCATAATCAGAGATCGTCTTCACTCCATTTTTAAGCGAACTCCAAATATTTGATGCTATGTTCGGTAAATTCTTTACACCGTTAATAAATCCAGTCTTTATGTTTGATGCTACTTTTGTCGCTTTTGAAGGAAGTTGAGACAAGCCGGTTCCGATTTTCGTTACAGCGTTAGCTGTCGAGTTAACAACCGAATTGAATCCAGTGACGAAAACATCTTTCGTTCTATTTATCGCTTGTGTGGCTTTCGTTGGAATCTGCTGTATCTGAGAAATTGCTTGATTCTTAGCTTGAGCAAATCCAGAGCTGACAAAACCTGTGACAGATTTCATCGTGTTTTGGATTGTCTTCGGCATTGATTTCACTTTTTCAATCGGATTCTTGATTAACTCAAGCAATGAAGAACCGATAGATTTAAAGCCATTCTTTAAGTCGCCGAAGCTAGACTTTAGGTTGGACAAGCTATCCTTCATAGAAATAACGAGCGCTCGATTCATTGCCTTGCTGTCTTTTGTCATTTCGTTGTAGGATACTTTCGCATCGCTCTTCATCTGATTGAACGTCTGCTTGCTATTTGATGATAAGACGTTGTTTGAATTCGTAATCTTTGAAGTCAACGCCTGATAACCCTTTGTACCAGAACTAGTCATATCCGTAATTGCTTTCTTTGTGCTATTGAATGATTCAGTAGTTTTGCTCACACGATCTTTTAGATCAGCGTAGCTAGCGACCATTGATTTCGTCGAACTTGAACCTCTCTTACCGAGTTCTTCCGCACGCTCGGCAACACTACTAATTGTTCCCGCGAGTTCGGTTGCTTTTTCGCCAGTTCGTTCAAACCAACCGAAAAAAGAGGCCACAGCTTTCTCTGCTGGGCCACTATCTGCGGTGATCGTTAGCTTCGCCCCACCTACGTTTACATCCTCTGCCAATTGCTCAACTCCCTTCTATATGTATTTTTATTTCTTCCACCATTGAGTTGTATCAACGCCATCGTTGTTAGCAGACTCAGTTAACTGACCTTTCGCCTTTTCAATCGCTTCTTCATACGGCTTCATCAAGATTGACTCATAGCTATTTCCGCCAGTCAGGTTACTCAAGAACATACTCACTGAATCAACTATCGCCATTTGAATCTCATACTGTCTTGATCTCCGAGCGTTATACTCTTGTTTATTTCCCCATTCATACTTCCGCTTCAACCAAGTAAATGTCTGGTCTAAAACATAATCCTCTGAGAGAGAGTAGAAATAAGAAACGTATTGGATTTGCTCTATTAAGCTTGTGGTGAAGGTTTCAATGGCACTACTGATTCCGGTTGATCCTGAGTGTCTGCTTTCGTTTTCCCTGCTGCGTTCATGTCCTCTTTCTTCACTGGTCGGAATTTCGGACGGATCTTTTTTACTAATGCAGTCAACTTATCAATCGGTGTATTATCTAAGAATGAAGTTACGATCAAAGCTGTGTCAAAGAAATCCATTTCCTCTGTTTCTTCAGCAGTATTACCAAGTACAATCGCAAGTATTTCCGCAATCTTCTCATCTGGTAAAATTTCTAGAGCAAACTCGACCGTTTGTTCCATAGATGGCGGTGTGAAGTCCCAGAGCAGGTTCTTATTCTCATCTTTCATTTGTTCCCCAGTCTTCTCGTCAATCGCTGGTTTTTTCTCAGTGTTCTCGCTTCTCCACTTAACAAATCGGTCGTACATGATTACACCATCACCTGCTACAAATTTGATCAATCGCACCACTTTTCTATTTGTCAGTCGCGGCATTGGTACCTTTGA